GAAAACTCCAGAGGAAATAGCCGCTATTACTGAGAAAAAACGAAATACTTGCGTTGAGCGATATGGCGTTGAAACTCCGTTCTTTCTACCAGATGTACGACAGAAATCAGCAATTGCAAATAGTATCGGACGAGAGATGGTGCTACCATCTGGTAGGGTAGTCCGGGTTAGAGGTTATGAGGATACAGCCATATCCAAGCTATTGGAAATTTATACCGAAGCCGACTTATTATTTGATGATCTCCTTCAAAATTACAATATACCGGTGTTTACTTATTCGGACGGGATGAAACACAAAATAAGATATTACCCGGATATATTTCTCCAAAAAGAAAATAAAATAATAGAAATTAAAGGCAGATGGTGGTGGGATGGCAACGGTAAACTAAAGTATAAGAATAGGTTACACAAAAATCTTAAAAAAAGACAAGCCGTATTATGCGCAGGGTATCAATACGAAGTCTGGTTATTTGAGAATAGAAAAAATTACAGGATACTGAAAGATGACGCAGACTTTGCTTCGTAATATCTTAGGATTAGAAATACTCACTGATACTGGTTGGGCCGGTTTTGATGGTATAGTAAAAAAAGGAGTAATGCATACAATAACTATTTGCACTGATTCCGATACCGTGACATTAACGCCAGACCATGAAGTATTCTTATCTACACTTGAAAAAATTCCGGCTAGGCGTCTACGACCCGGTGATTTAGTTTATACTTTATCAGGAGCTGCCCGAGTAATATCTGTCAAGGAAAACGCATTGGAAACTGTTTATGACATTGTGAATGCAGGTCCTAACAAAAGATTTTATGCGAATAACATCCTCTCGTCAAATTGTAAATTCCTTATTGCTGATGAAACGCTTATCAATCCTAATACTCTGTTTGTTCTTCAAGGTGCGGAGCCGATGCTCCGTCAAGGACAAATCAGATGGTACAAAAAGCCAACTAAAGGTAATATTTACACCGTTGGGCTTGATCCAAGTCTTGGTACCGGTGGCGACTTTGCCGCAATTCAAATCTTTGAGGCGAACACAACGACACAGATCGGAGAGTGGAAGCATAACCGCACGGATATTCCAGGACAGATTAAGTTACTGACACAAATAAACGCTTACATTGTGGAATGCACCAATGAACCTAACAATCTATACTACTCAATAGAAAATAATTCTATCGGTGAAGCGGCACTAATCTCATTGAATGAATATGGTGAACAAAATGTTCCCGGTGTCTTTATCAGTGAACCAGGCAAGAAGCGTCGAGGATTCAACACCACACAAAAGTCTAAATTAACAGCGTGTGCCAAGTTCAAAACTCTGTTGGAGAGTAAGAAGATGACCATTCATAGTTTTGGTCTTATATCAGAACTGAAAGCATTCGTGGCCAGTGGTGGTTCGTATGGTGCCAAGATCGGTGACACTGATGACTTGGTCATGTCTACATTACTCACGGTTCGTATGCTCCAACAATTGTCTGATTTTAATTATGCGCTGGATGAGCATATTCGTGACCATGACAATATCATAGAGCCGTTGCCCTTCTTCGCGGTGTTTGCTTGAAAATGATAAATACTCTATGTCTAAAAACGCCGAATCACTCAACAACTCACTATTTGAACTACTAAGGTCCCGCGGGTATGAACCTACATTGTTAGGAACAGACGGGAAAGAAATTCCAGTCCCCGATGAAGCCGAAGTATTTCAATTTCACTTTAAGAAAGATGAGGAAGACTACGGTCCAGTCACAATTTCAATCGACGGACTGAATAAATTAGTGATATATTACGGGGACAGTGTTGCTAAAAGCCCATCTGGTGATAGCGAATCGGGTGATGTCTCCTGGTACACCCTGTTGAAGCATCTAAAGAGATTCGCACATCAACACCAATTAAGTTTTGAGTTAAAGAACACAGACCATTTAAAATATGACATGGCAAAGAGGGAACATATGAAAAAAATAGATGAAGGTTACTACCCAATGGGCAAGAAAGCAAGTTATTCTGACTCTGTACCTCAGGTCAAGATCATTCTACAACACTCCAGACAACTGGAAGAAGGTGAACGCCGCTATCGTGCGATTGAACGCATCTTTGTTGAGAATGCCAATGGTGAAAGATTTTTACTTGACACCAAGAAGCCAGGATTGGCCCGTGTATATGCCCGTCATATTGCTGAAGGTGGCACTCCATACGATGAGCAAGGCAAACACATTCATTCGCTGTGCGAAGAATACACCAAGATGGCCGGTTTTGTTCGTGCTACTCGCAATGGTCAGTTCAATGAATCAGCACAATCTCTGGTGAATGAGGGAATCAACCATTACAACAATCTTCGTGAGACTCTACACAAAATGTCCGGTCATCGTGGATACACAGCATACTTTGAAAGCTGGTCTCCTACATTAACCGAAGATGAAGATACAACTGACCTAAGTGAGATGTTCGCCAGCACAGCACTTGATCCAAGAATTGAATCAGTGATGCCAATTTTGAACAAGTTGAAGAAGAACATTTCTGAAGTTGATCACTCTGCCGAGTTATCTGAATGGGCCGACGGTGTCATTGACGAATCTCTTGGTCTTGCTGAAGTTTCAAACGAGTTACTCGGTCGTTATAAAAAAAACGCTGGTCACCAGGCCAGTACCGCTGATGCAGGTGCCGCAGGTGCGTATTCTGCAGGATCTTCTGGTAAAGATTTAGGAGATCGATTGACCAAACTTGGTAACAAGCGATTCAAGGGTATAGTCAAAGCCACAAACAAAGAATTTGCGAATGACCTCAGGCCTAAGCAAGTTGCTGAGGCTGACGGTCTTGAATCAAACAATCCAGAGGGCATCCCCGAAGCAGCTGGCGCAGCACCGTGGGCAGCCAACACGAAGAAAGCAATGCTGGCATCTAAGAAGGCACAGCAAACCCGTTCCCCAGCTGATCACGGCCGCGCATCCAAAGCACATGCATATGCGGCAAGCGATCCGTGGCACCCAAACGCAGATTTCCATAAAGAGCAAGCGGCAAAGCACTCTAAGTTGGCCGGAGTGAAAGAAGGTCTTGACTCCAATCAAATGGCAGCAGGGCAAGCAGGACCAACTGACAAGGCACCGTTGCGTGGCAAGTTAGTCGGAGCGTGTGAGAGAGTCGATCAGGAACCAGATGAACTGGAACCGCCAACTAGAAAGATTATAAAATCATATAGCCCTGAAAGTGCTGCTGAAATGGTCGCTAAATCAGAGGCGCAGGGATGGGTTGTTAAATCATCCAGAAAGTTTCGTGGCGGAAGTGTAGAAGTTACTATGGTACGAAAAACGCAAGGTGTGGCGGAAGCAGAAGAACAAGGTATTGATAACAAATATCGCCGTGCTGCAAAAGAAATGATTACTGTATACAATACTAATGCAGATGTTAAAGACAAAGTTGATGCTAGCACTGATCCTCTAGAAGCAATGATATACACTACAGGGGTGGTTAGAAACCCCGAAAGATTAGCCGGCACTACACACTTCAATAAATTAATGTCTGAATTAGAATCAATATTCTATTACGGTCGTCAGCAAGGTGTAGCGGAAGGCGCAGAAAGTCATTCGTATGTTTGTGTTCATGTCAAGAAAGGTAAATGCGAGGTAACAGCAAGTAGTTCATATGAAGCAGCCAAGAAAGCAGCCGAAAAATGGAAACTAAAAAGCACCAGTGGTATTGACGCTCACTTGGCTGACAAACCGAAGAATACGGCCTCATTGGAAGAAGGTTCTGACCCGCTGAGTGTGACGGAAGGCCAAGGCGACTTCAACACCGCGATCTTAAATTTAGAAGGATGGCATCAAGATCAGTATAACACTGACCCTGATGTAGAAGCATATGAGTTTGATGATAACGAGGGCGGATATTATGCTCAAGGTAGAGTAACACATGATTTGTCAACAGGTGAAATTACGATAGACTTTGAAGATATGTCTGGACATTATGGTAACCCTGTAATTTCCGGTACATACGATTCTGTCGGTGACGCTATGAATGCCCTTAGACAAATTACTTCAAATAAGCGCAGTACTGGTGGTAAAGCACCTAATTTTGATACTCTCGGTAATAAAACCTTAGCAGGCCCGGATGACCTGTATAAAACAGATAAAGCAGGTAAAAAGGGAACATTAACCAAGGATCGTATGCGAGGTATGAAAGCAAGCAGTCCGTCCACTATGCGCGGCGGACCGCAGGGTGTATTGCCCGAGGGCATGGACCCACTGGCACATATTATCAGACTCTCAAAAGGGTAAATAGGTTCTCAAAAACCTCACTTAAAAGGTGAGGTTTGCCATATCTATGATAAATACTATTGACAAGTGCGAAGTATACGTGTATACTAGCATCTGTTAGTCGCACAATAATGTGTGGCGAATAGCAAACAAAGACCAACTTCATATTAAGGAAATATATTATGGCCACCAGCTTACAAGAGATCCGCGCTCGTATCGCAGCGCAAGAAAACAAACAAAACACTCCCCGCGCTTCTTCTGACAATTCCATTTACGCACATTGGAACATGCCCGAAGGCACCACTGCTACTCTCAGGTTTTTACCTGACGCCGACCAAAACAACCCATACTTTTGGGTCGAACGCCAAATCATAAAACTCCCGTTCAACGGAGTAAAGGGCGATTCCGCATCTAAACGAGTCGAGGTTCAAGTGCCCTGTATGGAGCAATACGGTCCTGAATATCACTGCCCGATTCTGGCAGAAGTTCGCCCGTGGTATAAGGATGAGACTCTCAAGGAACTCGCCAACAAGTATTGGAAGAAACGCGCATACCTGTTTCAAGGTTTTGTTCGTGTTAACCCTTTCGGTGATGACAAGACTCCGGCGAACCCAATTCGTCGTTTCGTGATCAGTCCACAAATCTTCACTATCATCAAGTCTAGTTTGATGGATCCTGAAATGGAAGAATTGCCAACTGACTACCTTCGCGGTCTTGATCTGAATGTCAAGAAGACCTCTAAGGGTGGGTATGCTGACTACTCAACTAGCACCTGGGCTCGTAAGGAAACACCGCTGACTGACGCTGAACAAGAAGCAATTGCTACGCATGGTCTATATGACTTGGCAACATTCTTGCCGAAGAAGCCGTCTGAGGCAGAATTGCGTATCATCAAGGAAATGTTCGACGCATCAGTTGATGGCAAGCCATATGACTTGGAGCGTTGGGGACAATACTATCGTCCATGGGGACTTGACGCCCCATCAGGTGCTTCTACAGCAGCAGCACCGGCAGCAACTCCTGTAGTTGCCCCAGCGGAAGATGCAGCACCCGAAGAAGATGCAGCCCCAGTCGTGGTACCGAAAGCATCAACTAGTGATAAAACTACCGACATTCTAGCAATGATTCGCGCCCGTCAGGCAAAAACTGTCTAATCATGTTTTATGTGTATGCCTATCTTAGGGCAGACTATACCCCCTACTACATTGGCAAAGGCTCAGGAAAAAGAGCCTGGTCAAAGGGTAGTAAGGAGGTTGGGTTAACCTCAGATTTATCAAAAATAGTTATCCTTGTTGATAACTTGGATGAAACTACTGCCTTTGAGTATGAGCGAAAACTTATTACTCTATTTGGTAGGAAGGATATCGGCACCGGCATTCTTAGAAATAAGAGTGCAGGTGGCGAAGGCAACGCTGGTTGGCACCGGACAGAGGAGCAACGGGCTAATCATTACATGAAGCGACCAGAATGGAGAGAAAAGCAATCATCAAGGTGGGTAGAAAATAATCCTTCCCTGCATGTTGACCGGACCGGACACAACAATGGTATGTTTGGAGTAAGCAGGTCTGATGAATGGAAAGAATCTA